CCGGAATCATCGCGATGTTCCCATTGTCAAACGCATACGACGCAGGTTGCAATCGCGCGAAAGGTTGCGACGGCCCTGCGAGTCGATGCGGCATGTACACTCCGTCTCGCGCCGCGCCCTGGTACGCCCCAGGCGCCATGACAGTCATTTGTGACTCACTCAAAGGCGGCCGGAACTTCGCGTAATGCGCGAAATTCGAGGCGCTCGGGTTTACAACGCTGGAGCCGACTGTATTGACGTTCTGGTCCACGTATGCTGTGGGCGGGAACTGGGCGGCATAAACCGACCCGGAATCGGAGACAGCTGATGCCACAAGTGACGCTGTAATCGACTTATACTGGTGTCGAAACTCAAACGGGCGGCTGACTGGGCCGCTCGATGAGATGGCACTAAACGAGCCGGCAAGCACCGACGCTGTTGCAGTACCGGCATAATCCTCATCCGGCTGGATTTGGATAACACCGGTGAAGCACCCCGGAGGTGTGGCGGCCGCAGTAAAGTCGACTGGCGATGGGCCAGACGCCCAACGCACCGATGCGACGTCGCCTGGCAGTGACCAAAGCATGAGATCCCACTGGGCCGCGCCCGCTGGCGCGCCAATCGTCTCCTGCACGCGATAATCGGGTCGCAGGACGTGGGCGGCAGATTGATCAGGCACGCCCTCCGCCACAACCTCACTCGGTGGGTGGAGGGCTTTAATGATCCAATCTGTGGAACGCCGGGTTAAACCGCGGCTCTCGAGTTTCTTGCGTAATTCGATCTCCATTAATCGTTTTAAACGTAATGACACGGTTGCTGTGTGTTGCCCGTTGGGTGTGGACGGTTCGACCACGCGCGACGCAAACAGTCATATGCCTTCACGCACCTGTACATCCGCGAGATCACGCACCGTGATCTTGTCGAGCACTGGGTGTCGAAGGTAAATTGGCCCCACGGGCAACGAGGCCAAGACTGTCTCGCAATCCGCGATCTCGCCGGGCGTTATGCCGTAGCGCCGACCGAACCAGCCGCAAAAGTCGAACCCGCCCGCATCTGCGTCGCGGAAGTTATACCCCTTGTCAGACTTAAGCGCACGTCCACCCGTGTCGTGTGCTTGTATGAAAGCATCGAGCACAGGCATGCCGGCAATTGCTTGACGGAAACCTCGAGCGACGCCGTTCCGATAGGCCGGCAAATCGCGCTTCCGGATCGGCTTGACGGTCCAGAACAGACGCGCGAGCAGGCGGCCGGGCGTCGGGATGAACACATACCTACGGCCGTCGCGCGCGAAGACGCCCGAGATGAATGAGACATGTTCCTCGTCCGTGAAGACTCGGGCTTCGGGCTTGATGCCGTACGCGCTCTCCGCTGCAACAAGGGTCGCACAGGCAACATCATCGTATAACGCGATTAGGAGATCATCGCCCGCGACGAGGATTGAGCCACGGACGCCGCACTCAACCAGGGCTGCATACGCAATGGCGGCGTTCACAATGCTATTACCGAGCGTGGTATCATTATGCCCCGACTTGACCGTATAGTCCATCTCATAGACGACACGGCCGTCGCGGGTGACCGCAGATCCACGGACTCTGTTGCATTGTCGCGCAAATGCCTCGACGTCAGCGTCGAATAGCCCATAGAGCCTCTGCCGGAAATCCGCGTGCGTCGGCCCCATCGTCGCGTCCCAATTTTTACCGTCCCGCTCGTAGAAAGCACACGCACCGCGCTCCTTGACCTGCGACATCCATGCGCCGAGATGCTGCGCGTTGAGTCCACACGCGAACGTGACGTCCACGCCGCCTCGCAAACTGCGATTGTGGTAATAATGTGCAATGGTATCCTGGAGCGCGGCGAATTCGGGGGCGTAGAGCGCCTGCGTCGCTAGGTTCGGGTAAAATTGGATCAGGCGCGCGCGAGTGATCACGTCGTGATTCACCTCTTTCTTGACCATCGCTTTAACCGTTGCGGGTGATATGGCATCGCGCGCGATTGATCTCCTGATGCTGTCTCGCTTCGATTGTGGCCAGCGTTTTATCCAATTCGCGAACACGCGGTTCGCGTTTGCCGCGTATTGGTAGAGTTCCCCCGACAGACCGTCTGTGAAGTCGACAAACCATTCGTTGATGTCGCGCAAGACAGGCGGTTGGGTCGCACCATGGCGTTGGTTCAGTGCGTTGATGACGTTGTCCGTACATGCGCGTGCGACGTGCGCGATGTGCGTGGTCCAACCCGTAAGTTCCGCGCCCCGACCAGTCGCACCAAGGCAGGTCTTGTTATGCTCCGTTTTGACGCGGCATTGCGCGCCTCGCTTGGATGCATCACCAGGTCCGAGGCACTGCGTGCCGACGCACGGCCTCGCGTCTTCGAAGACATAGGCGCCCATGGCAACTGGCGGTACGAAGAGCGTGGGATCGATATATTTGCCGTCATCGCGCGGCACGTTGCGCATGACGTGGGTGGTTGCGTTTCGCCTGCGCCTAAGAGAGCACATGGCGAGTGTAGTCGCTCCGATCGCGCGCGACGCTACGACGTCGCGTGGCCACCCGTCGAGTGCATCGTTCGCCCTGCGGGAGATCTCGTCGACGCCGATGTGGACCGCGGTCTTCGCCCAGGTGGCGAGCCGCGACAACCCTCGCCACGCGTTGTCGATCGATTCGCGCGGCGTCCGG